TTTTATTTGATTATTTCATATTTGTATTATATCTTTGCAACGTGATTAAAAAACAAAGTAATAACAATTAAATATATGATTATGAACGCAGACGCTTTCACAGACGCAGATGTTCTCGCATCATTTAGCAAGGCTTTGAACCAATCTTCTATCGAAGACATAGAGAGAAATAGAGCACGCAGAAGAAGAGTTGCAAAAGCTGACTTCTTCAACCTTAAAGAGGTTACGGGTAGAGAAAAATTCATGAATCTATAAAGGTAACGAGGCGGCTAACCACCGCCTCACAATGATTTTGCAACAATCCGCCCGTTGTGGCTTTAATGGGCGGGGGGGTTCTAAATATAATAATGTTAAACCGTATCTTTGTGATACATTAAAAAAGAGAAAAGTCGTATGAAAGTATTGAATCTAATTATCAAACAGAAGTATTTCGATGCTATCCTTGCAGGTCGTAAGGTGCAAGAATTTCGTGAGGTTCGTCCTACTACTATCAAGAAGCTATTGCAGCTTGATGAAGAAGGGTTTGAAATCGAAGATGCAGACGGTAATGCGCAGCCTATCAAGTATGATGCTATTCAATTCTATGTTGGCTACAACAAAGATAGAGACAGCGCACTTATTGAGGTCTTGGGCGCACATTGTGAGATATTCGTAGATGATAATAACGAGCCTATCACCTATGAGCACGGCAGGGACAAAGATGGCAATCCACTTGTATGGGTAGCCGAGCAAGTAGTGTTTGATTTGGGTAAGATACTTTCGCACAACATAAGAGACAAGTCGAAGAAAGTGTAATCTCAATAGGTATTAGATTATGGCAAGAAGAAATGCACAAACACTGAAAGGTCGTATCGCAGGTGCAACAGGTTCTTATCTGGGCAATAGTGGACGTCATCAGTTGGTAGCTGGTAATAAATTGGGCAGTCATAAGACTGTATATAGGCAGCTCCGTAAGGGCTTTGGAATGAGCGCAGGATAATGAACAAGTTACAAGAAGCACATAACGTAATATGCAGGGTGGCTGAAAAGCAGTCATCTTGCATCGTTATGTGTTCACTTGGTAAGGATTCGCTCGTTACATTGGACTTAGTCTATCCACACTTTGAAAAGGTTGTATGTGTGTTTATGTCCTTCGTTAAGGACTTAGACCACATCAATGGTTGGATAAGGTGGGTAAAGAAGAAATATCCAAAGGTAGAGTTCATGCAAGTTCCTCATTGGAATTTAACGTATATACTTCGTGGCGGTCTGTATTGCGTACCTAATCCTAAAGTTAAGCTGCTGAAACTCGCTGACGTGATTAAGGCGGTGAGGTTAAAGACAGGTATTTACTATACGTTCTTAGGTATGAAGAAAGCGGACGGAATGAACCGAAATCTTATGCTCAAAGGTTATGAAGCTAACGAGTATGAGAATAACGGTTTAGTTTATCCTCTTGCTTCATGGACACAGAAAGACGTTAAAGCATATATGCGTATGAAGCGTTTACCGCAGCCAGTTTTATACGGCAACAAGGCAAGTAACGGATTAGGATTTAACATAGATTGCTTTACATGGCTTAACGAGCACTATCCGCAGGACTTAGAGAAGATATACAAAGTGTTTCCAATGAGCGAGAGAATTTTATTTGAAGAAAATTATAAACAGGATAACAAGTAATAATTATGGCAAGAAAAACTCTTAGACAAATTTACGCACAGGCTGAAAGATTGAGCGAGGCGAATTGGCGGAGAAAGAATACTTGGGAAACAAGTGCTTTGAGCCGTAGAGCCAAGCAGTCAAGAGACAGGCTTATTGCAAGGGCGGAAAGTCGTGCAGTTCAGCAGCACGGATATGGCGCAGTAGCAGGATAACAATTTAAAAGAGAAAAGTCAGATGGATAACAAATACTTCACATCAGAGAGCGTGGAACTCCTACGCTCTCAAATTAAACTTCACGAGCAGAACCCTCGTACTATTCCTGAAGAGAACCGCAAGGCTCTCAAACGTGGTATAAAGAAGTTTGGCATGGTCGGAGGTATCGTGGTGAACAAGCGGACAGGATATACTCTTGTAAGTGGACATCAACGCCTTTCGGTCATGGACGAACTCCAAAAGTACAACCCCGATACAAAGGATAATGACTACCCTATCCGAGTGGACTTGATAGAAGTTGAGGAGAAAGAAGAGAAAGAGCTGCTTATCTTACTCAACAACCCATCAGCGCAAGGAGAGTGGGATTACGACACACTCCGTGAGCTTATCCCCGATATTGACTACAAGGATGCAGGACTGACCGAGCAAGACCTCGATATTATTGGTGTTGATTTCCACTTCCAGACAGAAGAAGAAAACACCATCGCTGATGAACTCGACACACTCATGGAACCCGTCAGAGAAGAAAGACAGGCAGAAGTAGCACAAAAGCAAGCAGAAAGAGCGGAGAAAGTTGCTCATATGAAGCAAGTAAAAGAAGAAGTGAAACAAGCCGCTACAAAGGCAGCCGCAAACATGGACGCTTATCTTATGCTATCATTCGATAATTGGGAGGCAAAGGCGGAATTTTGTGAGAAGTTCGGCTTTAACCCCGATGAGAAGTTCCTCAAAGGTGAAGTATTTTCAGAAAAGATAGAAACACTTTTAACTGAATAATGGGTGAAGGGATATTGATATATGGTTTAAATGGTAGCAAGCGGAGATACACAAGAGACCTACAAGGATTTGCAGATAAAGTTCTTGCAAGTGGAAGAGTAAGGAAATCCGTGTATGTCTTCGGTAGGACAAACAAAGCATATCTAAGGGACTTGTCTCGGAAAGGTATTGTAGTAAAGTCCGAACTTGCTGCTATCACCGATAAAACCATATTGAAATATCGTAATCACCCAAAGAAACAGAAAGGAGCAACGGTTAACATACATAGATTTAGAATGGTTGAATCAGCGGTAAAGAAACCGAAAAATGTCTATATAGACAGAAACAGAAGCCGCCTAATCTATGTATCAAGTGTGAAATATTCTAAAGGTAAAGTATTGAAAGTTGTGATAGAACCTAATCAGAAGATAGGTAAACGATATTACAATCAAGTCGTTTCTATTGGAGTAGTAGATAAAAACAAAATGAACGCACCACAATATACAAAAATAAAATAGGGGCAATTAAGCCCCTAAGTAGATTGGCGAAGGAGTTGAACCTTGCAATATGCAGCCTTTCGGGTGCCTCGCTACCGATGCGACCATCAATCTATATTGCAAATGTAAAGAGAATATTCGATAAAAGCAAATTATAATCGTTAAAAGATATGGCAAAACCAAAACATGACTACGATAGTGAAGATTTCTACAAGCGCATAGAAGGTCTTGCAATGAATGGATACACGGATGGGGAGATTGCGAATGAACTCAACCTATCCGCAGATGTGTTTGGCTCTATGAAGAACGGTAACTATCAATGTTGGGATGAGGAAGAAAATAAGCGCAGGGGGGATGAAATTCATAGGGTCTTAGCGCATGGACGGACAAGAATTATCGCTTTGCTTCGTGGTACATACATCAAAGGTGCGATAGGTGGAAAGAAAACCAAATCAAGGATAGTTAAGTTCGTACAAGATAAGTGCGAGTGTATGGGGGCGGACAAGAAATGCCCCTATTGTGGTGGCACTGGGTGGGTCACTCTCACTGATAAGGCAGTGGTGCAAGAAACGGAAATGGAGTTACCCCCTAATATGCAGGCTATCGCTACCCTACTCTATCATCACGACCCGACATGGCGCAAGATGGAGAACAAGCAGACAGATGAAGATGCTTTGTACTCCGAGAATGGTATTGACATAGACAAGTGGATGACCGATAACACGAATGAATAGAATAACCCCTCAACAGATATATGCTCCTTTGTACCACAATAAGGATAAGTTTATCATCCTTGTAACGGGTGGTCGTGGAAGTGGAAAGTCTTTCAATGTTTCTACTTTCATTGAGCGTCTGTTGTTCGAGGTCAAACACCCTACTCCTGCAAAGAGGATAGTCCATCAGATACTCTATACTCGTTATACAATGGTGTCTGCGGGAATGTCTGTTATCCCCGAGTTTATGGAGAAGGTGGAGCTTGATGGCAACTCGAAATGGTACACGCACACTAAAACGGATGTAAAGAACCTCCGCAGCGGTGGTGCAGTCATGTTTAGAGGTATCAAGACAAGTTCTGGAAACCAAACGGCAAAGCTGAAATCTATTCACGGCGTTACAACCTTTGTAGTGGACGAAGCAGAGGAGTGGGTATCGGAGAAAGAGTTTGAGACAATAATGCTCTCAATCCGTCAGAAAGGAATACAAAACAGAATTATCATCGTTATGAACCCTACGGATAATAACCATTGGGTTTATAAGCGATTTATAGAGAACACTCATCAGGAAGTAATGTATGACGGCGTACCCGTCCAGATTAGCACACATCCGAATGTACTACATATCCATAGTACTTACTTAGACAACGCTGAGAACCTTTCCCATGAGTTCATTAAGGAGGTTGAGGACATGAAAGCTAACAACCCCGAGAAATATGCGCACACCGTCATGGGTAGATGGGCAGACGTTGCGGAAGGTGCAGTATTTAAGCATATCGGCATTGTTAAGGAGTTTCCTAAATGGTGTAAAAAGGTTGCTATTGGTGATGACTTCGGCTTTACCCACGACCCGAGTGCAGGAATACTTTGCGGTATCATTGATAATGACTTGTATCTTGATGAAATATTCTATCGTACAGGTATGTTGTCATCTGACATTACAAATGAACTCAAACGCTTTGGCAACTTAAAGGTATTCTCCGAGAGTGCAGACCCTCGATTGATACAAGAGATACATAACGCAGGTATAAAGATTTACCCCGTAGATAAGAGCGGCAACTCTATTATAGCAGGAATAGATAAGATGCTATCCTTTGACCATATCTTTGTTACAGAGCGGTCGTATAACCTCCGTACAGAGTTCAGAAAGTATGTGTGGGACACCGATAAGGACGGCAACTATATCAACCAACCAATAGACAAGTATAACCATGGCATAGATGCGGTTCGCTATTATGTCCTTGGGCAACTATTAGGAAAGATTTTGAAACCAAAGGGCGATATGGCAGCAGCCTTTGCCCGATAAACAGGATAACAATATGATAAAGACATTAGATGACATCCTCGCACTTGAGGACATTGATAAGAAGATTAGCTACCTTAAGAAGGGCAGGCGCAATCCTCTCCCCGACACATTAACAAATCTTGCTGATTGGGACATGACGAAACATGACATCATGAATCCCGAACTTTACAAGAAGATTAAAATCCTTGTAAAGATGGAATATAATGATTTTGACCGCGAAAGTGGACACAAAATACACGAGCCTGCACAATATGAGATGAAAGAGCCTAACCGCATTGCACTTCCTATTGAGCAGGATATAGTAAATATCCATACCGCCTTTTGTGTAGGTACAGAACCCACACTTGACTGCAATCCCGAAGATGATGGAGAGAAGAATTTGTTTGAAACCATCAAGCAAGTGTTCAAGAAGAATAAACTGAAATTTCAAAACCGCAAATTAGTCCGTTCGTGGCTATCAGAGCAGGAAGTGGCGGAGTATTGGTACGTAGTCAAAGATGATGGCTTTTGGGCGCAGCTTAAGCGCAGAATTGCGTCTCTCTTTGGGAATAAAGTACCCGAATATCAGTTAAAGTCGCAAATATGGTCCCCATTTCGTGGCGATACATTGTATCCTTTTTATGATGATAATGGTAAAATGATAGCTTTCTCCCGTGAATACAAGAAGAAAGATTTAGACGGCAATGAGCATACCGTATTCATGACTATTACCGAATATAAGGTGTATCAGTGGGAACTTGATAAGACATGGTCGGAGAATGTAGAACGTACATTTGCACATCAGTTTCAGAAACTCCCTGTCATGTATGCTTTTCGCCCCGAGCCGTTATGCGCAAAGGTTAAGCAGTTACGTATTCGATTGGAGAAGTGTTTGAGTGGCTATGCTGATTGTATTGATAATCATTTCTTTCCACTCCTTATGCTCTTTGGTGAGTTGCAACCCGACAATTTAAGCGGTGATGCTCGTAACAGAATGATGCAGCTAACGGGAGATGGCGCAAATGCACAATACCTCACATGGAACCAATCATCTGACCCTATCAAAGTGGAGATTGAAACCTACTTTAATCAGATATACGGACTGACGAACACCCCTCGCATATCGTTCGACCAACTCAAAGGTACAGGCAATGCTCTTAGCGGTACGGCGTTTCGATATGTCTTTATGGCTGCTCACATGGCAGTACAGAACCACGCAGAGGAATTGGGAGAGTTTTTCCAACGAAGAGTTAATTTCCTCACATCTGCTATTGGTACGCTGAACACATCACTTGAAGCCGCAAGTAAGACGGTGAATATTGACACAGAGATTGTTCCTTTCATGATTGATAGCGAAAGAGATAAGGTTGAAACCGCAGCTGCTGCTGTCAGTGGTGGCGTGTGGTCAATGGAACATGGCATTGCATATTGTTCTAACTATGGCGAATTGCAAGACGAACTACAACAAATCAAAGAAGAAAAAAAGGAGAATCAACCAACAACACAAACACAAGAATAGCTTCATTATATAACTGTTTATGTATTATTACAGCCGTCTGTACGTGAGTATAGGCGGCTTTTTGTTACAACCGTATTATTGTCATTTCTCGGTCACTGAAAAACACAAATCCCCCTTTTATAATGTGTAAATTTGAAAAGATTTATTCAAGTTAACACTTTATAAAGTATGAACATTTACGAACAAATTTTGGCAGGACTTAAAACCAAATTCCAAGGGGTTGAGGATGCCACACTTCAGCGTATCGCAAGCAAGAAAGCTGAAGGAGTAACGGACGAGAGCAAGGTAAACTCTATCGTTGAGGGTATCTCCTTTCAAGACGTTCTAACAAGCTATGGCGACTATCGGGCTGATGGTGCGCAGAAAACCGCAGTTTCTAACTACGAGAAGAAGCACAACATCAAGGACGGAAAGCCAATCGAGGAACCAAAGCCACAAGACCCACCAACAGACCCAAAGCCTAATGATCCGCAGGGTTTGGCTGCACAGATTGCAGCAGCGTTGGGGACGGCACTGAAGCCACTCACTGACCGCATGGACGCAATGGACGCAAAGACAAAGGCGGACGCTCGCAATGCGCAGATTGAAGATGTGGCGAAGTCGTTTGGAATCCCCGAATTTGCCTATAAAGGCAAGACCATCGCTGACGATGCAGACCTTAATCAGTACTTCACGGACTTGAAACAGGAAATGCAGAATAGCGGTTTTCAGTTCGCAAAGTCTCCCGAAGAGGGAAACCACGAACACAGAAGCGAGATTAGTTCCATTGCTGAACAAATCAACAAGGGAACACAAGAGATTGTAGAACAAAACAAAAAGTAATTTATGGCAGGATTTAAGTACAATTTGCCACCTAAGGAAGAGCAGGAAGAGCGTTACGATGTCTCTACTGGTCTTCGTCGCCGTGGCAATTACGTTCTTGATGTCGCAGGATTGGTAGTAGGTAGCTATGTGCCTTCATTTACTCCTATTGCAGCCGACCTCAAGGCGAAGACCGCAAAGATTGTGGTGAATGTTCTCGTAAAGGAGAATGTTGGTGCAACTGACACCAAAGTAAAGATTGCTAAGGGCTCATACGTTGTTATGGGAACTATCCTCGGCAATGGCACTAAGGGCGCAACAGTTAACGCTATCGATAAGTCAAAGGCAGAGTATGACGAACTTACACTTAGTGCGGCTATGGGCGCATTGAAGAGTGGCGATGTATTGTTTGAGGCAAAGGCAGCAGACGGCACAACCCCTAAGAATGTCGCAAACTCCGCACTTTATGAAACTCATAAGGTTGCAGACGGCATTAACTGCGTTGCACTCTTACAGAGAGCATTTGAGATTGAACCCGAGAAGTTGGTAACTCCTTTCTCTGCAAAGGACAAAGCCAATCTTCCTCACTTCCAGTTTAACGAGTAAAAGAAAGGGCATATTATGACATTGACTATTCAATCATTATTTAACGAGCCTGCAATCGTAGGTGCAGTTATTAATCGTGTCCTTCAAACAAGAACGGACGCTATCTATTGGCAGGAGTTCCTCGATTGGCGTAAGACCACTACACGAGTATTCAAGGACTATATCGGTTCTGTTCGTGGTGTGATGGCAGGTTCTATCAACTCGCAATTTGGAGAGAAGCCAATCCGTGAGCGTAAGAACATGGGCGAGGGCTATGGCGAGATAGCTTATCTTGGCGACCGCTATCAGATGGACGTAAACCGCCTATCTGAATTGCAGGATTTGCTTGATAAGTACAACGAGGCAAACGCTACAGGGCAAGTGTCAGCACTCAACGACATCATCAGTTTCATTTACGATGATTATCGTCAGGTAATGCTTGCTGCTCACAAGCGTATGGATTTGGTTGTTGGCGACCTCCTTATGACGGGTAAGGCTTCTGTTCGCAATAAGGACAAAGCAGTATCAGAGCAGAACGCTACAGAGTTCCTCAACATCGAACTTCCTATGAATGCTATCGAGTTGCAGGATAGTGACGTTATCGACGGCACAAAGAAGAAGATGGTTACTTACCTCATGAACAAACTCAATGAGCTTGCTCCTGACTTTGGTAAGTACTCAAAGATGATTATGAGCCGTGGCACATTCGTGAAGCACATCATCGGTTCTTCGGAGTTTGGTGATATGTTTAAGATGCAGCTTGGCTCTAATCAGATGTATCTCTCTACGGGTCTTGTAACTTCTGACCTTGCTTCTGACCTCTTCACGGGTATTGGTCTCCCTGCTATCGAAATCAAGGATGACTACGTAAAGGAGCAGAACGGCAAGAACGTGCAGGTTTACGCAGATGGTCATATCACACTCCTCCCACAGGATAAGGTTGGCTATATGCGTTACCACACTCCTTATGAGCAGACCGACCCAGTGCCAGGCATGACCTACACTCCAACGGGTGATGGTGATATGCTTGTAGCTGCTAACCGTGACCATAACGGGCGTTACTTAGAGTATACCGCAGAGTGGATTCCACAGATTGCAGACCCAACGCTCATTACCACATTTGACCTTACCAAGTTGACAAAATGAACGTAAGGAAGTACATATCAGACAAGTTTCAGTCTTTCGGCATACAAGTGTCGGAGGCTGACTTGTTGGATATGTCTCTTAATGCACGTGTAAATATAGAGGACGATGTGATGAGTGATAACGTAGATTCTATTTCTGTTGCTATCGCTCATTTCATACCATCTCTTTTGCTTCGTCCTACTTCTATCAATGAGAGCGGTTTCTCTATGTCGTGGAATACTAAAGGCGTAAAGGACTATTACTCTCTCCTTTGTAAGAAGTACGGATTAAAGGACGAACTCAACGACAATAAACCGAAGATACGTATCTTATGATATTTGCACCACACATATTGCAGGTTAAAAGGGTAACACCACTCCAAGAAGATGAGTACGGACACCCAATCCCTAACACGGGAGGTGAAGAGTGGGTAACACTCTGTAAGTGCCGTTGTGATGATAACACAACAAAGGAATTTAACTCCCCCAATGGTGAGGTGTACAGACCTAATTATCACGTAGTATGTGAGATGAATGTCGATATTAAAGCAGGTGTTGAGGTTAGATGTCTTGAAGGAGAAAGCGTACGAGGAGAAGGTAAGGTTTACATTGTAAAGAATGCTAACTATTTCAATAACTCTGAATTATGGTTATAGATAGTGATTTCTCCGATGTAGATGAGTTCTTTGATGACATTAAGTGGGAGGTTCAGAAAGGTATGATAGACGTTGGCGATGCTGCCGTTAAGGACGCAGAAGAAAGCGGAACATACCAAGACCACACTCTCACTTTGAGAACGTCCAATACGTACGATGTAGACAAGGACGGACTGACATTAGAGAACACCGCTCCTTACGCATCTTTTGTCGAGGCAAAGGGATTTGTAGTATTGAGTGACCCTGCATTGAGAGCAGAAAAGAAACTAAAAGAAATGTTTGAATGATAGTAACTACTGACATAGCAGATATTCTCTACCGAGATTGTAAGGCGTTTGGGATAGAGATTGTACCTTTTGGCAAGACCCTTACGGGCGAGCTTAAAGGAGAGCGTATCACTATCCATGTGAAAGGACAGACACCGAGCAAGTATTGGGAGAAGTGTTTTTGTGACGTTAATCTATGTGTACCCGATTTGGGGTTGGGTATTGCCAATACACTCCGATTAAAGGAATTAGAGCGAAAGGCAAAAGAACTCTTTAAAAATGTAACGGGCGAGTTTGACGGAACAAGATACAACTATAGAGTAGAGACTATCCACATTGAAGCGGACACTGCTTTGAAGTGCCATTTTATTAATTGTAGATTATTGTTTAACGTATTAAATACGATTTGATTATGGGAAAGACCATCACAGCCGTAAACATTAAGAAGTTGTGGTACGGAGATACATCAAAAATCAATGCAAAGCTGACAGGCGTTTTGCTTTTCAATTTGCTCAAGACTGCTACAGAAGTTAAGAATGTGCATGGTGAGACATGGACACTTGAGGAGGCAGAGGCAAACAAGACCAACTATAAGAACCAGCTTACGGGTAAGGTGTACCGCTCCGACAAGGAGATGGGCGAAGTGAAGATGAACTTCACACTCGGTGAGTACGACTATGCGACAAAGGCAGACCTTCTCGGTGGTGTTGCTGATGATACGCATTGGGAGCGTGCGAGTGGCAAGGTGAGAGTTGAAAAGTTCCTAGTTGGACTTACCGAAGATGACCAGTACATCGTTATTCCTCGTGCCGACATTACAGCACGTGAAGCAAGCACCGATAAGGCTATTGGCTTGCCTGTTGTAGGAACAGAGATTGAACCTACAATCGATGCCGTTGCGCCAGAGTATTGGTTTGATGCGTCAGTAGTTAAGAGCGCATAAGGATTGTTTATAAGATAATTCGGGGTGGAACGTGGCGAAAGACCACCTCCACCCCTTTTTTTATTTTCAGTATGAGCAAGGCGAGTAAATTAATATCAGACGCAATTATAGGAGCTGATTTTACCATTGTATATATCAACAATAAGGCGTACCCCGTGCAGCCACCAACGATAAAAAGGCTTGCAGGGGCTATATCGTGTATCAGTGAGTTGGAATTTACCGAAGATGGAACAATAAAGGATATGCTTTTATCTGCAAAGGATTGCGGGTCATACGCAAAGGCATTATCGTGGCTTATAAAGGGAGATTCTTCGCTTACAGAAACATTAAGCGATGGGACATTTGAAGAGGTGATTGATGCTCTAACATCTGTACTGGACTTAGTGGGGATAAACCCTTTCTTGAAAGCTGTCAGTTTGACGAAGAACGCAAGCCTGCTGGCAGCAACACCGAAGTAGTCGGGAACAAGACCCTTTTGGGGCAAATAGCGTCATTCATGGATAGCTTGCATCTGACGTATGACGAAGTAGTTAATCAAATTCCTTATCGCAATCTCATTATCATGCAGAAAGACAAACAACATGAGGCTTTCGGTGATGTGGTGAAGAAAATCAGCGGTAAGGAACTCGCAAACAGAAGAAGAAAGTAGATATGGCAGAGTTGAAATTCCGTGTACAAGCGGACTATGAGAAAGTTCAGCGGTTACGAGACGAGATAACGAAATTAAAGCAGGAGATTAAAGGTGTAGATGCTATTCAAGACCCTACATCCTTTAATAAGCTGAATAGTAAATTACAACAGACATCTAAAGAATTAGGATCTGTCACTGGTAAGATTGCCGAGGCTTCTGCTGCAATGGAAACAGACTTTAAGCAGAAGATATTTGCAGCTTCGCAGGGTGTCAATGACTTTACAGAGAAGATTATTGCTCAGAAGGCTGCTGTGCGTGCAGCGCAAGAGGACGTGCGTAGGCTGTCAGAGGCTTATCGAGATGCAAAGAGAAATAATAGTGACAACGCAGATGGACTCCTTTCGCAGGTAAGAGGTGCTAAGTCGGTACTTGAAGAACAGCGAGCAGCACTTTTCTCGTTGACGCAAGAGCAGGCAACGGCAAGACTATCGGTAAAGAAACTCCGTGATGAGTATGCTTCATTAAGACAAGAAGGCGGTGGCACTGCACAAACAATGGACTTGCTTACGGGTAAACTCAAAACTATGAGTGGTATGCTGTTAGGCGGTATGGGGTTGAAAGAGCTTGCAGGTAAGATTATGTCTGTTCGTGGTGAGTTTGAGAGCATGGAGACATCCCTTAAAGTATTATTAGGCGGTAGTGAAGAAAAGCTCAATAATATCATGGGGCAGATAAAAGAATATGCCCTTGCTTCGCCTTTGAACACAAAGGATATGGTCGGTGCGGTACAGATGATGACATCCTTCGGTATCGAAGCGGAGAAGTCCATCGACTACCTGAAAGCCATCGGTGACATCTCTATGGGTGATACTGGCAAGTTCAACTCCCTTGCACTTGCTTTCTCACAGATGAGCAGTGCTGGGAAATTGATGGGGCAAGACCTTATGCAAATGGTCAATGCTGGCTTCAACCCACTTGAAGAGATTTCACGCAAGACTGGCAAATCTATTGGCGAACTAAAAAACGAGATGTCAAGCGGTGCTATATCGTCCAAGATGGTACAAGATGCGTTTATATCTGCAACCTCCGCAGGCGGTAAATTCTTTGGCATGGCGGATGAGGGTTCTAAGACACTCAATGGACAGATTTCAATGCTCCAAGAAAGTTTTGATAATATGTTCAATGAGATAGGGTCAAAGGGCGAGGGCGTTGTTATGATGTCTGTTAAGGCGGCTACATCTCTCGTTGAGAATTACGAGCAAGTAGGACGTGTTATAGTAGGTCTTGCCACAGCATTTGGAATATATCGAACGGCTGTAGCCTTAGCAACAATGACAACAAATGGATATACTATTGCAGAGACTCTTGCCTATACACGTACACTACTGTTGGAGAAGGCTACAAAACTTCTTAACATGACTATGCTCTCCAATCCCTATGTTGCTGCTGCCGCAGCATTAGGAATATTAGTAGGAGCAATAATTGCAACAAGCGATGGTCTAAGTAACATGGAACGTGCACAGAGAGATGTGAATGATGCTGTAGCAGCGGCAGAAAAAGCGCAAGAAGAATATAATGCATCTACAGAACAGGCTATATCTGTGGCAAGTGATGATAAATCTGCAACAGATGCCAGAAGAAAGGCGATGAACCTTCTTATTTCAAGATACCCTTCCATTATTCAGAAATACATTGATGAAAATGGATGGTTGCGAGATAATTTGCGCCTAAAGCGAGAGATTGCAATGATAGATGGGCAGAAGGTCGTGTCGGGCTACCAGAATAAATCAAAAGATGCTGACAGAGCTGCACGAGCATTTAAGGCAATTCAGAAAGCAAAGAGAGATGCCTTATTAAGTGGGGCTGGAGAGGGACAATATATGCGATTCTTGAATAAACAACAACAAGAGGATGCGACATGGGCTATAGAATGGTATAAGAAAACACGTAATATACAGTGGTATCAACCAGACGGCTCTACCCAAGATATGCTAGAATATGCTCAAGGTCAATCTGCGGCATATAGCAATAAAGCAAAAAGGGCGGCGGCAGGAAATGCTGTATCTAATTTCCAAGAAACTATTGGGAAAATGGATAATCGCAGACTTACCACGCTTGCAAACACATTGAAGAAAGTTAGGGGTAGTAAAAAGAATATAATATTCCCTTATAAAGAATTGAAAGGTGTCTCGTTAACTCCCAAAGAAAGGCAAGAATTAACAACATATGTAAATGGCATTATAGAATCAAGGAAGTCACAACCTAGATGGGCGCAATCAAGAGATACGGCAAAGGCTGAGGTGTTGAAGGCAAGGAAAGCTTTGGCGAACCTTAAAAAAAATAGAAAATCTACCGTAAAGCAAGTGGAATTAGCACAACAGAGGTTAGATGCAGCTAATGATAACTATAAGAAATTATCGGGGAACACTCTAGAAAGCGAGGAAAAAGAGGCTGTTACTGCACACAATAAGGCAGTATCTGATGCAAAAAAGGCGCAGAAAGATGCGGAGAAAGCAGCAGAAGATGCAAAAAAAGCAGTCGAGCAGCAGAACGAGGCAAATGAGAAAGCCTTTGAGTTAAAAACAAAGACACAGATAGAGAATGCCCGTAAAGCGGAGGACTTAGCAAACGAAACCGAGCAGGCAGAGATTGACATCCTCAAAGATGGCAACGAGAAGAAACTCCGTCAAATAGAACTCAATCATAAGAAAGAACAGCAGGCTATCGACAGAGCTTTTGAAGACATCAAGCAGCGTCGTATCGAGCAAGCAAAACAAGCATGGGAGGCAAACCCAAAGAATAAGGGAAAGAACTTCTATGAGAGTACATCGTATAGTTATGCTTCATCTGACGAAAGATATACAACAGAAGAGCATACGAACTATGATTTTAAAACAAAGGCAGCATGGCATAAGTATGATGAAGAGGTAAAAAAGATACAGGAAGAGGAGAAAGCAACTAATGAGAAACGTGCTTTATCTATAATCTCCTATCTCAAAGAGTACGGCACAATGCAAGAAAAGCGTCTCGCAATAGCAAAGGAGTATGACGCTAAGATAGCAAAAGCCGAAACAGAAGGAGATAGGCTCTCTCTTAATGCACAAAAAGCAAAAGCAATAGCAGACTTTGATTTAAAAAACGAAAAAGACAATATCAACTGGGATGAAATCTTTGGAGATATTGGGAATCAAACGATAAAACAGCTAGAGATAGTAAAAGGCAGGCTTCGGGAAATGCTTTCATCCGATAACCTCAATGTGACAGACTACAAAGCTATTGTCGAGCAGATAGAGAAAGTAAACAATGCAATAGTCGATTCACAAGATAAGCAGAAAAAGTTCTTTAATTTCTCCACAGAACATGGCAAGGAACGAAGAAAGTTAGAGATGGATGTTGCAGATGCTTTAGAGAGGCAGGCGTCGGCAGCGGGCAGAGTATCTGTTGCTACATTGAGAAATATGGAAAAGCAACGGAACGCTCGCCAGTCTGTTGAAAATGCAGGGGTAAAAGTAAATGGAGATATTTCCACTGCAAACATTGACAATATCCTCAAGCAGATCGAGGATAAATACGGCAAAGATAGTGCTCAATATAAGGAAGTCCAAAAAGCAATGGATGCCCTTGCTGCAAGCGAGCGTGACCTTATTAATGCAAACGAGCAAAAGAAGAAATCCGACAACGATGTTTCAAAGTCGCAAGGGAAGTTAAACAAGTTCATAAACGACTTTAATGAGAACATGAAAGCGTTTATGTCTGCTTTCAGTTTGGTATTGAATAATCTTAATGACCTCCCCGACCTATTATCGAAGTTTGGCGTTTCTGATGATAGCGACCTTATGAAAGGCGCAAAAGAGATAGCGACAGCAGGCAAAGAGGGTATGCAAGCTATTAAAGACTTCCAAAGTGGGAACTTTGTGGGGGCTGCTGCTCATGGCATGGAATCGGCTGGAGCTATCGGGAGAGCTGCTATTACTCTATTTGGCGGTAGTGGTAATGAAACTGCCATGGAGAAAGAGATAGAACGCCTTGCAAAAGCTAATGAGGGACTTTCTAAGGCTATTGATACGCTTTCAAATAACATTGAGAAGAAAGATAATACAAACTCTCAATCTGTTGATGCGTATAAGAAAGCCAAAAAGGCAGAAGAAGAATGGGAATCCAACCAAAGGAAAGCTATCAATAATAGAGCAAAGGAATACGCTAATACAGGTTACGGATTCTTAAAGCTAGGTGGTAGAAGTTCCTTTAATGCGTTTGCAAATGAGAATAAAAAGATATGGACTAGCTTTAATGCTACTCTTCAATCTTTAGGGTCAGATAAGCGAGTAAGCAGAGCCGAGGATTTATGGAATCTTTCTCCCGAGTTATTAAAGCAACTTCAAGCGAACAATAATACCGCATGGAGAGAATTATTTAATAACAAGGGACATAAGAACCCAAAGGAGTTGGTGGATGAGTATATTGAGCGTGCTGGCAAAGCTGAAGAATTAGCAGATAAACTCAATGAGAAACTAACAGGATATTCTTGGGATGGATTTAAGGATAGTTACTTGTCTGCACTTGAAGATATGGAGAGTGGCACAGAAACCTTTGCTAATAACATTAACAATGTCATTGGTAAGGCTATTCTTAACTCTCTCATCAATAGTTCTGATATCCAAAAACGAATTAAGAAAATTCATAAAATGATAGCTGACGCTGCCGAAGATGATAACTTTACAGAGAATGAAGTAGACGCTATCAGAAAGGAGAATAGCAGCTTGTCAGATATTCTTTTGCAACGTCGTGAATCGCTAAAAGCTATGGGGTTACTTGTTGATAGTAACGAATCTCAAAAAGCAACTGCTAACGGAGTAACATCTATCACCTTTGAGCAAGCAAGTAATATCATTGCACTCACCACGGCAGGGAATATCTCACGTGACCAAATAAAAGAAAGGCTATCTTTAATGAACGCCACTATGGATGATATTAGAGCATTGATTTCTCAAATAGATTCATCTACTCCCGACTATGCCAATAGTAATCGTGCTATTATCAACAATAGTTATACACCGCAAATCCAAGTGTCATTCCCGAAAGAGGAACTGCAAAATATCAATGGGAAAGTAGGCACAATTCTTGCAGTGGTTGACGAGATGCGCACACATGGGGCTGAAAGCCTTATGGAGCAAAAAGCATTATCAAGAGATACCGAAAAAATTGTAATGGGTAATAAAGAGATGCTTTCATGCGTTAATGATTTTAGAAGAGATTTCAATAAACAATATTAATTAAAGAAAGAGAATATGGAAACAATGAAATTGGTTTTTGGAGATGAGAGCGTTGATGTGGATTTTTCTTATATGTCTACAATTATCTTACAAAGTAGTAGGTCTGTTGTGCGCTTCAAAGGAGAAAAATGGAAAACGGATTATGTGGAAAGTGAGGTAACCGAGAATGGATTTGTATCTCGTTCCATTATATTCAAAAAGTGTTAGTTATGGTAGGAGATTTATTCATTAATGGTAAAGATGCTTACCAAGTTTGGGGTGTAACTATGGGCGATAAGTTCCTTGATGTTTTGGGAGAAAAGGCTGGTAAGAAAGACTACATCACCAATAATGATAGGACAAAGAATGGGGTTGAATATTGCGACTCCGTCCCTAAGACGAATGAGCGCACTGTAACACTTACATTTACCATTACAGGGAGTTCCCAAAGTGATTTTGTCGCAAAGAGAGATGCTTTCTATGAAGAGTTGGATAAAGGCAACATAGATATTACCATACCAAAAGATAGCGCAAAGGTTTATCATCTGAAATTCAAAGATAGCACAGGCGGCTATGCACAGAATACAGAAAGAACTTTTTGTAAATTAGGGGTAAAGTTCATAGAGCCAAACCCTACCAATAGGACATGATCACGAATATACGTATAAATGTAATTTTCTCATGTATTATTCTCATTATAAAGCATTTAACATCATGATCAGGAAACAAGATAAAAGGGTAGCTTAATGGCTACCCTTTATTTAACACCTAATAATTTAGGCAGATAGTCCAATGCGACGGGGTCTCTCTTCTTGAAATATTCCATAGCGTGATTAGGTATCCATTCCTCGTTGATGTAGCGGATAAACATCGGCAAAGCATCTATATGATACATATTTGCTTCTACCTCCCTACCGTCTGGAAATGTATGCCGATATGTTTTAGCCGTATTATAGAACTCGGACTTGTGACGTTTGAGGAAGTTTGCAAAGCCACGCCCTACGCTAATATCGGGCATCATCTGTTTGCCATGCTCGCCCATATCGGGTATTACATATCCTACCTTTTCAAGTTCCATATATAGACGTGCATACATCTCCGATATGACCGAGAAATAATCTCTTGGGAGTTTATGGTAGTTCTCTTTGTACCTTTCAATGAAGTTCGGTAGTGCTGCTCTGTCAATCTTGCCATAATACCCACGTTTGCGGATAGATGGGATAACATCTTTTGTTACCCATCTTCTAAAATTGTGAGCTGACTTCTTTCTACTCTTGAAAACAAGGGCATACAACCCACTCTCATTTATAAGGTTTACCGACCTCCTTTGACCTGCCGTCGGTATTACCGACGTTAGCTTTTCGTCATCATCTAATGTGGAAATAGCATCTCTTGCATTCTTTATATCAAGGGCATTACACACGTCTTTGGCTACAAACCAAATGTCTCCGTCTATCTCAATTGTTGTGATTTCATTGAACAGCTGCTCTTCCTCACTCTGGTATTTGAATATCTGTAATTGCATAAATACTAAAATGAATTGTTTTGCACATCTTTTTGTTTGGCTTCCGCATCTTTCTGAGCCTTTATTTCTTCTTTTGTTGGAATGTGTTTCTTTTTAGGAAAAGCATCATTTGAAATAGTCACGATATAATAAAACTCTCCTCCGCTATTTTCCTCTCCTAATCTAATCAAAACATTTTTACTACCAACTTTATATTGTGCGAATTTGAACTCATATCCTTCGTTGAAATCCAAAATACTTATATTGTCATCTCGCATAATAGGCGTTCCCATCTTTTTTTGGAATATATTAGCAAGAGTGTTACAATCGAGGACAAGGTCATCTATATGGTCGGCAGTAACTGAGTATGATTTCAAAACAATTGAAGTTAATTCATCTTCCTCAAAATATGCGTTAAACGAATATAAGTTTGAAAGCGAAAACGTGTTAGATATGTCATCTAAAACATCAAACCCCATACTTATTTCATTATCTCCAACACTGCAATCTTTCATTATTTTGTTCTTAGAAACGTCAGCTTTGCTTGTTCCAAATTTGATTTTCCCCCAAGCAATTAAAGACTTTTCATATATTATAGAATCTTGTACATGGCGATTTCGTTTCTCTACCTGAGCTATACTATCTTGAATGTGTTTGCTATCCACATTAGTTTTATTACCACATCCAATTAATATGTTCAAAATAACAACAATTAAAAAGGTATCTATCAAATATCTCATAGTTAAAGTTTTTAGTTATACTTCGACAAAAGTATATAATATTCCCTAAATGTGCAAGCTATTCTTTATTTTCTTTAATCTCCTGCACTATTTTTTCAAGTTCCTCAATCGATGTGACCTTTTTTAGTTCCCATTGTGCCTCTATGGTAAATCTTTCAGAGTACAAGGACTATAATAAAAAGAAGTTATTCTCAAAGCCGAGCGTCCTATTGATACCACATCTGCATTACCTTTATAATATACATTTCGGTCTGGATACATTTCCATAATTCCAAATTCAACATCATACTTTATAGTATCTCCACACTCCTCTTTACTTTTAATCTTAATAGATGGCACTTCAAAACGGACATAGGTGTCTGTGTTAATAGCATCTTCCTTATATTTGTAGTAGATGGCGTTTGTAATAGCTTTTTCTTCTTCACTATCACCACAGCTTGATAAGAAAAATATTCCTACCAATAAAAATAACAGAAACTTTTTCATATTATTCAAAATTTACAAATCGTTTACATATTCTTTCAGTTCCTCTTTCGAGTGGGTGCTAAAACATTCTCCACGATACGATACAAAGGCGGTAAGTTCCTCCCCATCCCCTGCTACTTCATTAGGAGAAACGAACAATTGCCATATAGGCACGTTAAGGGCATCAGCAATTTCACTTAGCTTATCCGTGCTGAAGCTATTACGTGATAGTGCTTGAGAAAGCGATGTGCGAAGAATACCTAACCTTTTAGCTAAATCTTCTAAGGTGATACCTTTCTCTTTGCAAATTTCTTTTATTCTTATATCTTGTTTCATAATGCAAATATATAAAATATATACATAGGTGCGAAAAACACGCTTCAAATCTTAACAACATTTAATGTACATATATACGAACATACATACTTGTTAAAGTTCGCTAATATGCGAATATTTTGTTATTATTTTCTTGCAAGTGTTCGTAAATACGTATATCTTTGCATTGTAATTAAGAAACAAATATAAAACTATTAAATAATAAAGGTTATGAGTACATCATTTAAGAACACTATGAGAGAGGTAATGACACTTGCATGGCAGTTTGTTCGCAAAAATGGTTATACATTATCAGAAGCGTTAAAGTGCGCTTGGGCAAACATCAAGTTAAAAGCAGCCCTTAGCAAGCGAGTAGTTAAATTCTACTTTCAGAAAGTAGACGGCACTCTGAGAGAGGCTTACGGCACTTTAATGAGTGAAAGAATACCAGCAACAAAGGGTACAAAGAAAACAGCAGACACTTGTCAAGTTTACTTCGATACAGAAAAAGACGAATGGCGTTGTTTCAAAAAAGCAAATCTTGTAAAGATAGCATAATATAATAAGGTATGAAGACATTAAACCTTATCATTAAGCAGTGTTTCTTTGACGAAATTATCAAAGGCACGAAAAAACAAGAGTTCAGAGAAGTGAAGCCGACAACTATCAAGCGACTTGTACAGCTTGACAAAGACGGCTACGAAGTAGAAGATGAGAACGGCAACGCTATCCCTATTCAGTATGATGCCTTACAACTTTATGTAGGCTATGCGAAAAATAGAGCATCTGCACTTGTTGAAGTAAAGTCTGCCTATTGTGAGATTATCACAAACGAAAATGGCGAACCTATCATATATCAATATGGTACAGATGAGAAAGGTGAGCCACTTGTATGGGTGGTAGAACAAGTAGTGTATAACTTAGGCAAAGTGCTTGCCTATAAACCAAAGGGACAATGAAGAATTTGAAAGAAACAGCAGCATGGGTTAATGAGATAGTGGATAACGCTATCAAAACAGAGAAAAAACAACAATCGAAGCGTTGTAGTTTTACTCACAAAAGATAAAAGAGATAGAAGATAAGAAAGCTATATCTTTGCAATGTAGTAACCGCCTTAGTGGTATTCGGTGGTAGAGAAGATATTTAAAGGGCATTAACTTCGGGTTCTGAATACCACAATAAGAACTCTTAGTTTTTGCCCTTGTTTTATAACCGCCCCCGAAATCCTCGCACGATAAAGGGGCAAAATCAAAAACGGTACAAAGTTATGAAAAGCAATCAAGAAATGGTGCGTAAAATTGAGAAATTTTCAGTTACACAACGCACAAGCGATGGTTTTTTCGATGGTAGCGAACTTTTAAGGCAGTGGAATGATGTTGATGGACATACTCGCAGAAGAATGTCTGAATTTCTTGAAAGTCCTAAAGTTAAGGATTTTATAGACGCTCTTGCAGAGGATGAAAGCCATAGACGAAAAACCGACAAAGGTGATAATCAACAAGTTACAGAGGCAGACCTAATAAAGCACGTAAAAGGCAGAATGAATAAAAATGGCAGAACACCCGATAAGGTTTGGATGAACCCTATACTATTTATCAAGTTTGCCATGTGGATAAACCCAACATTTGAAGTAAAGGTTATCCGCTTTGTCTATGACGAAATGATAAAGTACCGCAACGATGCTGGCGATGCCTACAGAGATTTAAGCTCTGCAATCGGTAAGATTGTTCCTGCTGACTTTATGCCAAAGGCAATGCAAAAGATGGCAGAGGCTCTCAACTGGATAGTATTTGGCTGTCATGAGAAGATGGCAAGAAACAAATATGGTGACGAGAACAAACAGAGAGAACTCTATCAGCTTGAGAAGAAAGTCGCTGACCTCATCAATGACGGCTTTATCAAGAACTATGATAGTCTTATAAACTATCTTAGAAAGAAGTATCAAGAAAATCAATATCCAAAAGTATTTAGAACGGCATGAAGAAGTTAGAATTTAACAAAAGAATAGAGCTTGAAACATCAAACGATGTAACACTCAGCATACAAGCATCAAGAATGCAAATCACCGACTCAGACGGCACATATGAAATGGATGCAGAAGTAGTGCTGTTAATAGAGGACGAAGAGCGAGATAATGAAATTGTAACTATCTTATCAACTGATAACATAGATAAGATGATAGAACAGTTACGCACGCTTAACGAAAAAGTAAAAGCATATAATAAGGCTTTCAAAGAAAAAAAGCCATAGACGGAAAACCGTCCATGCTGAAAATCAACAAATTACAAGACTATAATTAATATAAAAACTATGACAATTATGACAACAATAGCATTAAGTGAGAATACAGCAGAATTATTAAACTGCAAGAAGAATTTAGATGAGTGTTTCACTAAGTTAGGCGAAGTACAAGATAAGTTATTTGGCTTTGACAAAGACTTTGAAGACAATGTCGGATGCGCATACGTCACTATAAATGAAGCTATCATGCGAATGATGGCGGAGAGTATTGATACCACAAGCACTGAAAGCCAATATAAAGTGATTTAGATTTTATCTTCGATAATATACTAATAAGCCACAATTAAAACGTTGTGGCTTTTCTATTGCCCCCTACTCTACCATTTTATTATATGCTCGCTAACTTTGTGCGTATGGTAATATACGACATCAACGGCAATAAGATAATAGATGCAACGCTTACAAGCGGGGCAGAACATGAAGAAGAGTTGGGGAAGTCCAACTTAGTGCGTTTGTCATGGCAAAGCGAATTAAAGGTTACTTTGCCTGCTGGTGCGTATATTATACCTTTCGATGACGGATTGAAGTACCGTCTACTCAACGCATACACACCGACAGAAGATAACACGGCTTTCAAGTACACCCCCGAGTTTCAGCACCCCTTGATGTGGCTATCACGTGTGCCGTTTCTCTATGACACCACAGATGCGGATAAGAACCCTATCAAACAGCAAGAATGGTCATTTGAGGGGTTAACGACAAATGCACTTGAATACGCCTGCAATGCTATCAATGAAGCACTCAATATAACGACAGAGAGCGAAAAGTTTACATTCACCCTTTGCGGTAACGTAGATAGTTCCGTATCATTTTCCGTATCATCAAATGATATACTTTCCGTATTATCTTCTATTGCTCAAGGCTGCAAGAACAACTCTTGTGAATGGCATTTATCGTGGAAGCATAAGGCTTTGTATTTCGGTCAGATAAGCATTAATCTTGGCGAGGAAATTCCTACGTTAAAGGCACATGATAACGTACAAGTGCCTAACATAAGCGATAGCAAGGAGAATTATTACAACTGCTTCTACCCACAAGGCTCAACAAAGAATATGTCTACAAAGGCGCTTGTTGGCACTGGCAATGTAGCAACCCTCCTAAGGTTAGGACTTGACAAAGAAACCTATCCAGACGGATGTATCTATGTAGACACAGACGGGAGTATTACAACAAAGGCAGCTTTTGACGCTTCAAATGCAATCAAACAAACGCTTGCACTTTCCTTTGATGATGTTTATCCTCATATCGACTTGTATGTTTACAACGTCCGTAAACACGTGCGTTATCTCAAGAATAGCCAAACAAAGGAAATAGAGCTTGACAGCAGAGGAAACAAAAAGACATACACTATTTGGTATATGCGATTGGCGTTCCCGTCTGTCACTAAGATAGATGGCAAGACCGCTATCAATATAACTCACGATAAGGACGAAAGCGGAAACATCATTACTCACTATTGGTATGACTATGATATAGAGCGCACAAAGCAGGTATTACAGGGTTACACGCTCAAAGGAATATTCAAGGTTAACACCCACGCTGTAGATGGACAGTATGATGCTCTTACGCAGGGGCTTGTCGGACAGCCTAATGGGCAGGAGGGTTTTGAACTCCACTACCACGAAGTAAACAACCCAATCGCATCAAAGCCAAACGAGGGCGATAGCGGTGTCGACATCTTAAAGGGTGATTACGAAATACTCAAGTATCAAAGTGGAGATACCATTATCCCTACCAATGAGAGCGAGGGGCTTTACCCACGTGGTAAGAATCTCCCTGACCTCACTTGTAATATGGTTGTGCTGTTTAACATCGTAATGGGTGAGCATGAAACGAAACTTGCACAAGAGGAATTAGCAGCACGTACTATCAAGGAGATAAAAAGACGTGCGCAGGATAACAACAATTACTCATTCTCCTCTAATGCGGTAGCTTTCGCAAACAAGAACCCAAAACTCTATATCGGTCAGAAAGTCACCTTTGACGATGGATTTGGCTATCAGTTAAAGACACGTGTCCTTAGGCTGGTTACAAAGTTGGATTATCCGATTATTCAGGAGATAACCGTTGGCAATCAAGCCGTCAAGGGCACTATCTCTCAGCTCAAGGAGGATGTGAATAATATCCTATCGGGTAATTTCAGCGGTGGTGGTATCAACGCTAATCAGACCTCCGAGATTATCAAGAACTATGTTGACCCACGTTTCCTCCGCAAGGATTCCCCTGACACCGCCCAAGAGCTGATAACACTCCTAAAGGGGATTGCCTTTGCTGCTGGTATGGGGATTGACGGAAGCGGAAATGCCACGCTGCTTGACATGATAGCAAGATACATCAAGGCGGACGCCGTCAAGAGCAAGGACTTCCATTCAGGGCTGGTGGACGGTGTAGGATACGGGGTCTACGAGGACGAGCACGGAAAATCGGTGGCGGAGGTGGATAAACTCAACGTTAGGCAGAAGGCGACATTTGCCGAGTTGGAGTACCTGCGGCTTGCCTTTACGACAGGAGACGTAGGCTATACGAGCGCAGGTGGCAGGATTGCATTCGTGAAGAAGACGGGTAACGTATATCGTTGTTACTTCTTGGCTGATGACGGCGAGAAGCGTGTCGCCAACGAGTGGCGGATGGGCGACCAAGCGATGTGTAAGACGGCGAACCTCCTGTCACGCACCACGAAGCAGGCGAGTAACCGCTACTACTGGCGGCTGGTGGTGAACATGGGCGAGGAGACGGTCAGCGAAAAGCTGTATTACTTCATCGACCTGTCAGACATCAAAGGCAGTCTCGACCTCACGATTGACGGAAAGCAATATGCGTGCGTGGGATATGATACCAGCACGGAGAATGACGCACCACAGGCAGAGGACGATATCATACAGTTAGGCTCGCAGACCGACCCCGACAGGCAATACGCTTATATTCTCTATGTGTCGGAAGGTAGACGGGTCGACTATGCAGGCATTAATGACTTCAACCTAACTACGCATATCGTCAATGAGTTTTCGCCACGAGGCACTACGATTCGCTCTGACAGCTTCAAGATAGTATCGGGATCAGGAACGGGCACAAGTTCGCCGATTGTATGCGATCGTGGCGAGTGGCAGACAGGAACGATAGCAGGGCATTACGACCGCTTCTCTTATCAAGGTTCGCTATGGCTTTACGTGGCAAAAGAACCCTCTGCAGAAGCTCCATCTGACAAGAGTACGAAGTGGATTAAGCAGGTGGCGCAGGGCGTGGCAGGAGAGCAGGGAGCTGCACCTGTTATGCTTAATATCTATTCTGACGGGGGTAACTTCATTCGTAATCGTCAAGGCAGCGTAACGCTTACGGCTGTCGTGACAAAGGCGAACGTGGATATTACAAGTACATTTCCTCCCTCCAGCTTTTCATGGATTCGACACAGCGGCAACGCTGCGTATGACGAGGCATGGAATGGCAGACATAAGGGCGTAGGCTCAACCATCACTATTAAGGCGGAAGATGTGGACAAGCGCACCGTCTTTGAGTGCGTATTAGACGATTAACTAAGTATTAACTTCATAGATTAAAAACAATGGCAATTACAGCAAGAAATCAAATTACTATTGTAGACCTCAACGACGCAAAGTCGGTACAGGTTTACTTCACAGCCTCGCAGGGCTTTTCGCAAGGGTACAACCCCGATACGAACGTGTACACTCCGAACTACCCTACACAGAATAACACGATTACACCGAAAGTGTATGAGAGTGGCGATGCAACGGAGCATTTGGCTAACTGTACGAATGTTGTTTACACGGTCAACGGAACAGCTATCACGGCATCGACGAACAACGCTAACTATGCTGTCAACGCAGCCAAGCAACTTGTCATCAAGGGTAACCTCACGGCAGACCTTAACGTGACGTTCACAGCGGACTATGTAGACGCTGATCACATCACATCGAAGATTGGTGGTTCGTTCGCCATCATCCGCAACGTGACGAGTGGAGCACTCTTCTCTGTCGTACTGACCTGCCCTAAGGGTAACGTGTTCGACAAGACCGTTACGGGCGCCTTGACCGTCACGGCGCAGTGCTTCCGTGGTTCGGTAGCCGACAACGCAGGCAACTCCTTCACATGGGAGCAGTTCGACACGGCTACGGGTGCATGGAAAGCAGTGTCGGCAGGACGTGCTAATGGCGCAACGCTGACGGTGAATCCAGCTGATGTACTGAACTTCCAAACCTTCCGTGTGAGTGCCCATGACAACGGCGGGAACGGGCAATCGGCAGCTGACGCACAAGCCCTCGTGACGTTCCAAGACTTAACCGACCCTTACACCGTTGAACTCTACTGCCCAACAGGCGACAAGATTGTCAACGGAACGGGGCAGACTACCATCAGCGCACGTATATGGCAGTCAGGGACGAAGATAGAAGACGAGGCGACAGCAGCCGCAAGTCGCAAGTTCGATTACGCATGGACGAAGTTCGATAAGGACGGCAAGCCGCAGAACTGGAACGGGACAACATCGAACGTCAAGACGGGCAACCCTATCACCGTCCTTGCTGCCGAGGTAGCGACAAAGACTACCATCGTCTGTGAGATAACGAAGAAATAACCAATCGTAGGCGGATGAGTTTCCGCCTACCTAAAACATAACAGATATGAATAAAGAAACTATTGCAAGGCAACAAATCACGATTGCCGACGTACACGACGGAGAGAAAGGCGCAAAGGGTGACACGGGTGCGAACGGGAGCAACGGAGCAGCAGCGGAGTTCTATCGTCTCCAGCCACAGACGGAGAAAGCTATCGTGGCATCTGACAACGTGCTACGTGTAAACCTTGAGTACACCATCGAGCACGTCAAAGGTGCGCAGATTAGTATAGAAACGGGAGCGGCACAAGGCTATCACGTCATTGCATGGACGAATCAAGGAGTATTCCTCACTATGACGGCAGGCAGGGTCAACAGCGGAACGTATCAGATGGCGAACTACTCGAAGACGGGCGACCGCCCTGACTTTATCAACATCGAACTAAGGGACAAGGCGAACAAGACGCTCGACCGCCGTACCGTGCAAATCACAATGGAAGCTGCATCGTTTGTGAACGTCATAGGGGACGTTAGGGAAACCGTGTCGCAGAACGGGAAGGACATTTCCACCATTCAGCAGGACGCACGAGGCATTCGCCTGCAAGTGGAGAGCCTGAAGAGTGGGGCAAGGAATCTCATCAAGGGGGGACAGCTCAAGCGCACTTATAACACCTATGGCGTTGGGGGTAATGATATCATGGTGAAGCTCAAACCCGACACGGATTATACGCTCACAATATGTGGACATACGAATAACGCCACACGCGCAAAGGGTCAGATGTTACGCACATACGTCTTCCGCAAGGACTGGAAGTGGTCTGCCAACACGGGTATAGACTACAATATGGATCGTATAACATCCGTAACATTCCGTATACCAGCAGACAAGGCAGCCCCCGACGGCTTGTACAAGGTGGACGCTTATCCGTTTCCAAACAAGCAGCCGAACAACGGCGAGGTAACCGTTAATTGGATCACGCTCACCGAGGATACGCAGCCCGAGAAAGCGTGGATACCAGCAGAGGGAGAAGACGTTTATACACAAATGAGTAAGGCTGGCATGGAGATTAAAGACGGCGAAATAACACTCACAGCGAACAAGACTAAGTTGCATAACAACAAGGGCGAGGATGTTGCCATTTTCAATGCAGACGGCACGATTGACGCTCGCCGTATCATTGCCGAGGGTACGGAGGATAGAATAGAATATGGTATCATCGATGGTCGTGCTAATCTTATCATCAAGGATAAGCAGGGCAACACAATGTTACTCTTGAATCGCAACGGCATTGTATTGCCAACGGATATTACAGCCTACGCACGGCGCAAGGCTTTCACCATGACGGTCAAGGACGCATCAGACGGCGTGTATGTTTCGGTGCTAATCAGCCTCACGCTCTTTGTGCGCAACACGGGCTTTGAGCGCAGCACGTTCGGGAATAACATCCGTATTGAGGTGGATGTGCCAATCTTAGGTATTAAGGATTTGGTTGTTCCCGTTGGCATGGTCGAAGCCGATGGACAGGGCAAGACGCTGAATGTGGACGAAACGGGCGAGATATTATACGTTGCCACGTGGAATAAGCAGTATAAGGTGGGCACGCCCGTTCCTTTAACTCCCGAGTTCGAGTACAGGGTCTTGTGGCGCAACAAAGTGATAGATAAAGGTACGGGAGAAATCACGAGAATGCATGAGGGCAGTTAATTCCACTAGCTAAGAAAATGAGCAAATTTGCTCACAACGCTGACCAAATTTGCTCAGACGTGTGACCAAATTTGCTCAAAACAACATATCGCACCACTCACAAACTAAAAGCCCCAAGGGTGGTGTTGGAAGGGGCATAAATAATTTTAATTATGGACGCAATATACAAGTTTTTCAGTAAGCTCGCCAGCATTGGCAGCGACAAGTATCTGCACATGCTTGCAGGATTAATCGTTTCGATGGTAGTATGCCGTGGGCTGCACGCCATTGATGCATGTTTGTTATTATCGCTCGTGCCTGCCTTCATTGTCATGTTTGGCAAGGAAAGCATGGACTATTACTTCCGCAAGGAGCCGTTCGATTGGCACAATGTCGTGGCAGGGATGACGGGAGCACTATTGGGTATAGGGCTCTATCTGTTGTAAGAAAGGAGGTGTATTCGTATGAACTATTTAGAACAATTTAAGTATATCATGGGGAGTATTGTTAGCGGCTTGTTAAGCCTGTTCTTCCCTATTCGTGACTTCATGTATGCCATGCTCATTGTCTTTGTGCTCAATTACATCTTCGGGTGGATAGCAGGGATGACGCACGGCGAGCATTGGGATTGGAAGAAGTCAATGGTTTTCTTTCGTCATTGTGCCCTCTTCTTTGTGATGACCGCCTCGGTGTTCGTCACAGGTCATTTCCTGCATAACGAGGCGGAGACGGTCGGCGTGGTGAAGGTGCTCTGCTGCGTGGCGATATGGTTCTACGGGACTAACATCGTGCGCAACTGGCGACAGATGCTCGTTGAAGATACAACGATGTGGAAAGTGGCAGGGTTTATCTATTACGTCTTGACGCTGAAAATGATTGATAAGATTCCGTATCTATCCGAGTATTTAAGGAGTACAGACACAAAAGCAGTAAGTAATAGTACGATAGAATAACAAGAAGGAGTGCCTTATAAGGTCTATAAATTTTTTAGAAAATAATTATAAGAAAATTGTAAATTGATTATCAAGCTGTTACAAGAACGTTTATAATTTTTTGATAAGAAGTTGATAGAAAATTGATAAGAATTATAAGGCAGATTATTCATAACTGAAAAGGAATTATGGCAAACTTCACAATAGGAGAGATGGTACAGTCGGGCACTGCAACACGTCTAGGGCTAGATAACACACCTAGTCCACAAATTAGAGTTAACCTCACCGAGACCATGCGCTTACTGGAGTGCATACGGGCAGAGTGGGCAGAGTATTGCGAGCGCAAGGGGTTAGGCACACCAGCTTTGCGAGTGGGAAGCGGTTATCGTTCGCCAGCCGTCAACAAGGCAGTGGGAGGCGTTAAGAACTCAGCGCACATGTACGGATATGCTGCCGACCTTAACCCCGTCAATGGCAATGAGGATGAGTTTGAGCGGTTCATGGCAAACGAGTTCAGTAAGATGGGTTATGCTTATGACCAAATCATTATAGAGAAATCGAAGACTTCACGATGGGTGCATGTGGGTTATAAGCGACCAGATGGTAAGCAGCGCAGAATGTGTTTTCACTTAAAGGTATAGTAATTATGGACGATAGACAAATAAGACAAGCACTCCATGCAATGGTAACCCTCATCGCTCTATTGACGATGTTAGCCATATTCCTTTGCAGCTGTTCGCATAAGGTGTATGTCCCCGTTGAGAGTGTGCGCACCGATACGCTGTATCTATCTCATCGTGATAGCATACACGTCAAGGATAGCCTCGTTATGCACCACGTCATCAATACCCGTGACAGCGTGGCGATACATGATAGTGTGGTGATAGTGAAGAATGAGCAAGGCGAAGTCAAGGAACGATTGATTGTGCGTTATCGTGACCGATGGCACGCCACGCAGGATAACCTTTCCCTGCAACGGCAACTTGATAGATACCGATTAGAGAATGATAGCTTGAGAGAGGCGAATAGCGAGGTACAGAACACGATAGTTCCCGTTGAGAAACAACTCACACGCTGGCAGCAAATCAAGATGGAAGTAGGCGGATGGGCTATTGGCGCAGTATCTATTGTCGTGATAGTCATTATCTCTTACATCATCGTGTGGCTCGTAAAGCGATACAGGTAAATGAAGTACATCAAGCTACATATCACCGAGAGCCGAACAACAGGCAACCGCTATTCGCAGGCTTCCGTTCGTGGCATAGAAGTTATAACTGGTTGTACAACCGGTTATAACTCCCCTGATTTACCTCCCAAACTCCTACAAGATATCATCTGTCATGCGCTATCATTGGCACACGGATTAGGGAGCAAAATAATTCTCCCTATTAGTGAGTTTAATAGATGAATAAATACCACTAACCGCTTGTATCTTTCACGCTAATTTACTATCTTTGCATACAGAAGAGAATTTCATGATTTATTTGGTTTTTAGTTATAGGTATTAAGGTTGTAATTCAGGTAAGATTGTAAAGTGTGTTTTTCATAGTATTAGATTTGCCCCTGTTGTCCGTGAGGATAACGGGGGATTTTCGTTAGGATATAAACAAAAAAGGGAGCACCTACTTGGCACTCCCTTTTGAAATTCTGTACTTTTGAATAACGATGTTTAGAGGAATATTCATCAGATTGTTTGACCTTGCAAAGTGCATAAGGTCGTAAAAGTCTTGCTTGCTCATTGCTGTTTAAGTCTTATTTGTTCGCCAATGATGGCATGGTTAAATGTTTCTTTGTTTACTTTCACTCGGTGCGTCTTCACGCTGTCTTTGACATATAGGATGAAACTTCTCGGAACGGAGCGGAACTCGAAAGGAAGTACACCTTTGTCGATGTGTTCTATTGCGTATTCTGTTTCGCCCTTTGCTATAACAACTCCCTTAATGACTTGTCGTTTGCATGATGTGGCGAATACGATGGCAGATAGGGCAATTAATAATGTAATCATTCTCATGCTATTTGCTTTTTTGTTAGACCTAATTCCTTTGCGAACTCCCGAAGTTTTGTCAGTCCACAACCGATTGTATCAGCGAGTTCACGATTTGTTTTTGTAAGATAATTCTCTTTGAGATAAGCCACTTGTGCTTCCGAAAGAACCATCTTGTTATGTTCCTGTCGATCATATAGCAGAATAGCTTTGTCGGCAACAAGTTTTTCCTTTGGGTTAAGGCTAAGCGCCTCTTCGCTACTGGCTTGAAGACTCTGCTCGGAGATAAGTTTTGTTTCGATAATATCAAATGCTAATCGACAATCTTTATCCTTGTTAAGGTCGATTCCTCTGCAATCGTCACAGATAGTATCTTCAACTATTTGCCACGCTTGTCGAACAGGATGCAGACGCGCTTTCTCAAATGTCTTTACAAGATTGATAGGAGGACATGGCGGCCACGCTTTGAAGAATTTATCGAATAACTCAACGGAGTAGTTAATCATTTCGTAAGCTGTCAGAATATGCGATTTCAGTTCGCTATCTGCTATTTTATTCCTATCAAGCACCCGTTTGATGGACTGACGCAGGATAAAGATATGTGGCTTTAATCGTTCGTTCACACTATCGAGGAAGTCCATATAAAGCTGCCGTCTATCATGCTCTTCCGAACGCATATCAGCCATATTTGCCTTGTCGAACACTTCGTAACGGCTCAATGCGTCCTTACACGCTTTCTTTACTCTCTGCCGATAAAGATTTGTTTTCTTAATCTCATTAATAGCGTCAAGCATGGTGCTGTGTGCAACATCATTCGTTCCGCCCACGATGACATGAAACCATGAAGAAATAGTATTGTACATTTCTTGCTGACTATTCTCATCAAGACAAAACGACTTGACAAATTCCTTTGGATTTAACAACCCTTGTTTAAAACTATTCATAGCGATACTTCCCTATATGATTAACACTTTCAGCAGCCGTACTCCCATACACTTGCCATTTACCTGAAGCATATTGACAAATATGGTCGCCAAGAGATAGCGTTGTGCGTCCCTCTGTGGATTCTCGATACAGGGAGGCAACAGGCTTATTGTCCTTATCCTTCGCAATACCACTTATGCACGGGAGGTTAAATATATCATCAATATTCTTCCCATCAAAATGAATATCTAGAACTACTCTCATATTATCCTTTATCATTATAATTTAAAATAAGATTAATACACACGCACAAAGGGGTTATTTCTTCTTCACGCCCCATTGCTCGAATATTTCTTTCTCCACCTCCTTATAAGGTCTGTTATCATGGTCAGCGTCAAGCCGTGCAATTTCCCTTAGCCGTGCGTGTAGGCAACGTGGGAAAAATTTACCATTGATATTTGATGCTTGATTTACAAGTTCTGCTCGTCTTTTTGTATAATAAATGCCCATTTCTTTTATCTGATGATTAGCTGGAGTGACATACACCACTCACGTTTACGAGTGGTGCGTGTCACAAACATATATCCTATGATGTATTCCCCTGCAAGAACTATTTCTGATAGGGTATAAGGTTCTTTGCCTCTTCCTCCCACCTGTCCCCCTCGTTGCCTTCGAAATCAAGGTAAACAGTTCCGTTGTTCAGATCATCAAGGGAAGAGTTAAGCCCCACGACAATCATAGGGAATCCATCACTTGGATTACATACTTTATCACCGATTTTCAGTTCCGTTATCTTCATTATTAATATGCTTTCCCTTTAGTTTGTTAATAAAATCAATGTCTCTAAGCAGTTGGCGCAAGCGACCGCTCTCCCTGCCATCTTCAACTCCTTTCTCGTATGCAATCTTGCACCCGTGAATAAATGCGTATAAAGTTATAACGATTATTAGTATTATATCCAATATGCTCATACAGCCTACTCTCCTATCTCCTCGTGATACTTTCGCAACGTTTCTTTCACACGCTTTGCAGCTTCTTTTGCTTGCTCTTTGGTTCTGAAATAATTGTAACTGAGGAAACTACGACCTTCATAGTCGTACAGGCATTCTCCTACCTTTGGACTACGAGTACTTGACACATACATTTCGTTGTTTACATAATAATAAATTTTTCCTTCTTCCGCTCTCCACCTAATCTTCTCTACTCGCTTCTCTTCTGCATTCCACAGAAGTCCCTGATCTTTCATCTTGTCGAAGAGGAATTGCTTTTCTTTGTTGGTGGCAAGACGCACCTCATCTTTATGCCCACAGAAAGACAAGCTATCTTTTGTGGGTACCTCAATAGTATAGCCAATCGAACTGCTTACATATATATGGCATACATAATAGTCGTTTTTATTCTCTTTTTGTTTCAATTCGTCTTCTTTGAATATAAAGACTACCTTATTATCAAACAATGAGGTTAGCACATCTCCATCCTTAAAATCTTGTGTTTTTGCTTCCTCTTTCTCTTCTTTCTCAAATACCACACTCCCGTCCTTAACGATTGCTTTGCAACCCTCAGGAATGGTGATTGTATCACCGCATTGTAATTCTACTTTCATAATTCCTTTTATTTTATTAGAATAATAATCTTTCTGTGTATTTCTGTTCCTTTCCAATAATGAAGTCACAGATAAAGTTCCTTGCATAGTCAGGGGAAATCATTGAACGTTCTGACGAACAAACGCCGGCTTTCCCTGACCCTTTTGCATTCATAATCAACTTTTTTTTCTTGTCTTTTTGAATGCTCATACCATAGGTAGGCTCACAGTTGATAAACCAATATGCCGTTGGTTTGACATAATAATCTCCACGCAACATTCTATTGTTATCTACCATGGTAGGCGGTATAACAAAGTTTGCTTTGAGATATGTTTGCATGCTCCAGGGATTTTCAATTATCAAGCGAAGTTTTCTTTCTATACATACAGATGTCAATTTTATGAGGAGAGAATAAAAATATTCTCTATCTTTAGCTCTTAGTAGTATCGCTTCGGTTTTTTCTCTTTGTGTCATCCCTTTGTAGTTATGACAACCAAAGCTAAAAGCCATCTGGCTCGTTGCGCAGAAATAGATACATGGAAAGAAAGCTAATATTAAATCATCTTCACTAATCTTATCAAATAAGCTTACCCCCCCTCGTAGCATGTTTCGATTTCCTTAAATAAATCGGTAACATTATCTGTTTCTCCAAATTGATTCTGAATGTCGTAATCTTCTGCTTCATATCCGAGCTTGATGAATTCGTTTTTGAACGTTCCTGACTGTTCAAAGAAACAATGAACCTTTCCTTTAATGTTCATACTACTTTCTCTTTTTACGTTTCTTTTTCCTCTTACTTGCGTAGGGTGTTGACCCTGCACGTGATTTGCTCTTTTTGTTGGATAGATAACTGCAATCTATCATTCCTACAGGTTCTATAGGTTCTATAGGAATGACATATACTCTTCTTAATTCTTCCATATCCTAATCTACTAATTCAAAACTATACGCTACCACCCACGGGTTACTCTCCCACGTGCCTTTACCGCTGACTTTGTCAATGAGCGAGGCAAAGGCTTGGCGTGGAAATGGAAACAATTTCAAACATCCAGAAGCCGTTTCGCGATGCGCTTCCTTTTCCCAATCCTTAACCTTTACACCTTCTGCATAAAAGCCTATTGATGCTCTTTTTACACCCTCACGCAAACATTCTTTATCAGAGATGTCTTGCAAGCGTTCCACCTTGACATCTGTAATCTTGATGTGATGTATCATAAAGTCGGCTCTTACAAACATTTTATTTCTATATCCTGCCGAAGTGTCAAGACCTCCACCGACAATATCCCAAGCACTGCACCACCACTCGTTTGCTTCCCAATTTCCTTGTGGTTCTAATTCTTCATAAATTGTTTTATAGCTTTGTGCAATCGAAACAATATCACCGACCTTGTAAGGCAGACACTTTGCCGTTTCCTTCCAATTACCAAGCGGTGTACCCTCTCTCAGTACTCGCCTTGTCATTGTCTTTGTCCCGTCAAGCACCGCTTGCGTGAGGCAAAAAGCATCACTAAACATTATCTTCTTCATACGTTTTT